ATTTGTAATCAATACAACTTTTCAAAATCAATCGTTTGGTTTTAATGAGACTGCTGAGTGTGCTGTCAAAACAAGTGTTGGTTTGTCTAGATCAATAACAAATACAAGTGTTGATAAAGTCAGAGTGACAATGCAGTTTCCAGCTTTGCAAGAGTTTAAAGATAATGGAGATATTATTGCAGCAGAAGCAAAAATTTCAATAAGAATAACAGAAAATAATGGAAATATAAGAAACCCTGTTATTTTAGATGCCACAAATGGAAGAGCTACAAGTCCATACCTTAAAGATTATGAAATAGAATTTAATAGAGTTGCATCATATCTTGTTAATGCTGGAACTGTAAAAATTACACTTGAAAATCATGGTTTTTCTCAGGGCGACACTTTAGTTTTAGATTTCCAAGAAGGTGGTTTTAACGGTCTTGCAGGGTCAACAACAGTTTCACAGGTTAATAATGCAAATCAGTTTCTTATTGTTTTTAATAACCCACCTGTACTATTTCAAAGCGATGCAAAAGTTGTCATATCAGATCAATTACAATTTCCAATCGTTTTAAGTGTTATTAGAAACACAGCAGATGGAACTGACCCCGCTTTGCAAAACAGCACTAACTGGTTGTCATATACAGAAATTCAGACAGACACAAGTACATATCAAGGGTTTGCTTATGCAGCAATAAGATTTAATGCACAAGAATTTCAGTCATATCCAAAAAGAATGTATCGTGTTAAAGGCACAAAAGTAAAAATACCAGATACAGATAGTAATGGTCTTACACCAATTGTAGTTCATGACCAAGCACAGGCAGATAGTTTAGGGCTTGCAGAGGATATTAATGGTTTTGGTTTTATACATTATCCAGATGGATATGTTTTTAATGGAACTTTAAAATCAGTAAAAGAGTGGACAAGTGATCCAGCTTGGATTTTATTTGATATTTTGACTACAGATAAAGGATTTGGAGGGACAGAAGGTTTTATAACAGAAGATCAATTAGATGTATTTTCATTTTATTCAGCAAGTGCTTATTCTAGTACTTTGATTTTTGATAAATTAACACAGACAACAGAGCCTAGATTTAGCTGTAATGTTGTTCTTAATAAAAAAAATGATGCTTATACGTTAATTAATGATTTATGTTCTGTGATGAATGCCATGCCTTTTTATGGTGTTGGTACATTGCAGCTTGCTCAAGATCGTCCAACAAATTTAGCTACGAATGAATCAGAACCACAGTATATTTTTAACCTTTCAAACGTAACAGAAGAAGGCTTTACATATCAAGGTGCTGGTAATAGAACAAAATTTACTGCTGTTGAAGTGTCTTATTTCGATAATGAAACACAACAAATAGATTTTGAAAGAGTTAATATGGATTCTGACACTACAGATAGATTAGGTTTTGTAAGAAAGACATTAAAATCTTTTGCTTGTACTTCCAGAGGTCAGGCAAACAGGTTAGGTCGGTGGTTTTTATATTCTCAATTACATGAAGCTGAAGTTGTTTCATTTACAACAACATTAGAGGCTGGTGTAATTGTTAGACCTTCAACAATTATAGGCATACAAGATCCTGTTAAGGCTGGTGTTCGCAAAGGTGGAAGAATAAAAACAGGAGTGTCTACTACACAAATTGTTGTAGATAGAATGAGCATAGAGGGTAATGACTTATCACACGAATCAGGCTCAACTTTGACGGTAATTTTACCAAATGGTAAAGCTAGTTTGCCAAGGACTATCTCATCTATAAATGGCACAACTATTACTGTAAGTTCTGCATTTGCGTATAAAGATGATGATGGAAATGAAGTAACTGCAACTCCACAAGCTAACAGCGTTTATGTTATTGATAGTCCTTCTGTAAAATTACAAATCTTTAGGGTAATTTCGATTGAAGAGAAAAATGATTGTCAATATACAATTACTGCTTTATTTCATCAACCAGACAAATATGATTTTGTAGAAAATTTAGAGGTACCCCAAGCAAGAAATATTACAACCGTTCTTGACACAAAACCAGCACCAAGTAATTTAACTGCTACAGAACAAATTGTAGAACTTAATAATCGTGCTGTATCGAAAATATTTGTAAGTTGGCAACCAGTTCAAGGTGTGAAAGAATATTTATTAGGATTTAAAAGAGACAATGAAAATTTAAAAGTAGTAAGAATATCAAGACCTACTTTTGAATTATTTGAATCAGAATTAGGTACATATAAATTTTTTGTAAAATCATATAATGCTTTAAATAAATTAAGCAAAAATACATCTTCTTTAACATTCAATGCGATAGGTAAGACGGCAGTACCAGCAGATCCCAGTGGATTAACAGTTGAACCTATTTCAGATCAATTTATAAGACTACGTTTTAACCCTTCTTCAGATGTTGACGTTATTCATGGAGGAACCATAGAAGTAAGGCATACACCAAATACAGGGGCTACTGCAACATTTGGTAATGCTACTCAAATTATTCCAAAACTTTCTGGAAACATCACAGAAACTTTAGTTCCCGCTTTAACTGGAACTTATTTAATTAAATTTATTGATGACGGTGGAAGAAAATCAACAAATGCTGCAAAAATTATTGTCACACAACCAGACCCACAACCTAATCAAGTAATTTTAACTGAAAGAGAAGATACAGATTCACCACCTTTTCAAGGCAATAAGGTAAATACATTTTATGATGCAGATTTTGATGGTTTACTTCTAGATGGAACCTTATTGATTGATTCAATAACACAAAATATTGATGATTTATCTAATATTGATTTTGCTGGTCCCATCACTTCAAGTGGTAGTTATGAGTTTCAAAATGAAATTGAAATGGGTGGCATTTTTAATTTAATGCTGCAAAGAAGATTTGTAACATCAGGTTTAATGGTTAATGATTTAATTGATTCGAGGACTGCAAATATTGATACATGGACAGAATTTGACGGTGCTTTAGCAGAAGATGTTAATGCAAAATTACTGGTGGCAACAACTCAATTAGCTACTACAACTTCAACAGCAGCTACCTACCAACAAAATGGAAATACAATTACGATTACTAAAAATTTTCATGGTTATGCTATTGGCGATCAGGTTGTAATTGATTTTACTGCTGGCAGTGCAACAGATGGCAACTATGTTATAACCGCAGTTGATCCAGATGGAGATAAATTTGATGTAATTTCAGAAACAAGTGCAACAATTTCAGCGGGAACATCATGCACTTATGGCCCTAACTTTTCACAATTTAATACTTTTGCTAATGGAGAATATAGAGCAAGGGGTTTTAAATTTAAGTGTGAACTTGAATCGAACGACCCTGCACAAAATATTAACGTAACGGAACTAGGCTATGAAGCAAGCGTAAAACGCAGAACAGAAACAGTTAACACAGCTATTGCAAGTCAATGTGCAACAAATAGTGCAGCTAAAACAGTGACATTTGGAAGTCCATTCTTTACTGGTACTGGTTCTTTAGGAGGGTCAACAACTGCATTTTTACCGACAGTTGGAATAACTTTGGAAGGTGCTGTATCAGGTGATTATTTTAAAATTACATCTATTACTGGCACTCAGTTTGTTATAGAAACAAGAAACAGCAGTAATAATTTTAAAGATTTAAGTTTTAAATATACAGCTATTGGGTTTGGTAAAGGTACTTAAATATGTTTATATTTAAGTTATCAACTAATATATACTTAAATAAAAAGGATTAAGTAATGGCAACACATGACTATGTAATAGCTAACCAATCTGGTGCGGCTTTTAGAACAGACTTAAATAATGCCCTTGCTGCAATCGTAAGTAATAATTCAAATTCATCAAGTCCATCTACTACCTATGCATATCAATGGTGGGCGGATACTTCTGCTGGTGTTTTAAAAATTAGAAACTCAGCGAATAACGCATGGATAGAACTTTTACAACTTGACGGTACGTTAACTCTTGAGGATGGGTCAGCTTCCTCTCCAGCACTAGGATTTAGGGATGATCTCGACACAGGAGTTTTTTCAGGTGGTGCGAATGAATTTAATATCTCAACAGGTGGTTTGGAAAGATTTGTTCTAGATAGCTCTGGAAAGTGTGGTATAGGTGAAATAACTCCAGCAGCAGGGTTAGATGTAAAAGTAGATACAAATCCTGTTTTAGCCATAGATCGTGGCAGTGCAAACAATGCAAACTTTAACATTCATTATAACGGAACACTTACAGGTCAAATTTCCGCTGCTAATGAGGATTTTCAAATCTCGGCTGTTGGTACAAGTACACCAATGTCGTTTTTTGCGAATGGTTCACAACGTATGCGTATAGATTCGTCTGGAAGGTTTTTTGTTGGTACAATAACCACTTCATTAGGAAGTAGTGGTGTATTTGGTGAGATTTGTTTACGAGGTGGAACAGAAGGTGCTGGTATCCACATGGCTGATAATGATGCTAATGTTCATGGTGGATTTTTTACTTCTGATACTTCAAACGCAATGTTTATCAGAACGATAACAAATCACCCGATGATTTTCAGAACTAATAATACTAAACGTATGGAAGTCACGTCATCTGGAA